CCGTCGGGTCGTTGATCGTCTTCTCGCTCGTCGCGCAGTCCAAGCTCTGCAGCACGAACTCGAACTTGGGCAGAGGCTTGGCTGCCGGCCAGAGCTTGAACCAGTCCCGCTTGACAATGCCGCCCTCTTCCGGGTCGATGATCTCGGCGTGGATCTCCTGGCGGCCCAGCTTCGTGCCCTCGTACTGCAGGATCTGCTTCTGGAACGATGGCGCGAGGTTCTTGATGTTCGCGTACGTCGACGCGCGCGTAACCGCCACGTCGTCGCCGTCTCGATCGATCAGCGCCATCACCACGTCCTTGGGCTTGGGCGTGGTCGACGCGATCAGCTTGGTGTGGGTGCCCAGGCGGATGCCGAACTGGATCATGTCCCAGCTCTCCTGCAGGTACTCCCAGGCCGCTAGCTCGTCGAGCCAGCCGCCGTGGAACTGCGGGCCGCGGAACCGATCGGGCTCCGACGCCGGTATGCCCTTGATCAGCGTGCCGTTGGTCAGCGTGAGCTCGTGCAGCGTCGAGTTGTACTTGGCCACCAGCACCGGCGGGATGACCGCCAGCAGGCCGCTGTCGCCCTCGTAGCACGTGCTGCGCAGGTCGGAGCTGGTGGGCGCCGACACCAGCCAGCGGGTGTTTGGCTGCTCCCAGGCCCACCAGCCCAGGGTCTCGGCGGCTGCCCGGGTCTTGCCGGCGCCCCGCCCGGCGCACATCAGCCAGATGCTCCACCAGTCGCCCGGCGGCTCGATCTGGTGTTTGTGCGCCTTCATCAACCAGCGCGCGCGCCAGTCGAACGCCGCCCGCTGCGCTGCGGGGAGCTGCGAGTACTGCTTGAGGACCGCCGGGTCTTCGAGCAGCTCCAGCATTACGCGACGCCCTTGGTCTTCTCGAACGTGCGCAGGCCGCCCAGGCCGAGCATGCCGAGCATGAGCTCCCAGAGGTTGTTGTCGATGCCCGGCAGCGCCGGCCATGCGTGCCCGGTCACGATGCCGGCCCACTGCAGCAGGGGCCGCGCGATGTACTGGCAGGCCAGCGCCGCAGCGCAGACCCAGCCGATCGCCGGGCGCCAGCCGCTGGTGAACGCGCTCGGGCTGGCCGCCTCGGCCCTGTTGGTGTCGAGCTGGCCTTGGACGATCGCCACCGCCGCGGCGAGCTGCGCCGCCTCGGCTGCGCTCTTGTCGGGCCAGATCTTGTTGATCGCCGTGGTGGCGAGCTCGATGCCGGCGGTCAGCGGATCTACTGCCACTTGTCGGACTCCATCTGCTTAGACAGACGCTTCGCACGCTCCGGCGTCTGTTGAGCCCAGAGGCTATCAAGCATCTCCACCGCCGCCTCGCCGTACTGGCCGTCTTCAATGCTGCCCAACGTGCGCTTGAACTGGAGCAGGCCACCGACGCCCATCTGGAACGCCATGTTAATCAAGACAGCTAGGCGAGGCTCTGAGAGCCTTGCAGCCCACGGCAGGGCTTCTAAAACCTGAGCAGTTTTCTCAGCAATATCATTGGCAAGGAGAAAATCAATTTCAGCAGGACTAAGACCCCCACCACGCCGAGCATCAATGAGACGCCCAACCCCGATAGTAAGGAACCCAAAACTGTCGTGATACGCATGGCCTACCGCCCCCTCGTCGCGCCGGAGTTGTTCGGTGAGCGTCACTTGTCGGCCTTGCTGTCGAGCCGGTCAAAGATCTTGCCCAACATCTCTTTGATGTCGCGCATGTCAGCCCGATAGTCGTCCCGAGCCACATAGGTGCGCGGCAGGTCCTCGCGCAGCTTGGCTAGGTCGGCCTTGAGCTCTTTCACCGCCGACCAGAGCTCGCGGGCAAACCATCCGGTGACCGCGGAGGTTACCCCCAGGCCGATGTCGATCAGGTGTTGGGGGTCCATGCGTTATTCCTCGGATTGGCGCTTGAGTGCCATGTTCTTGAGCAGCTCGCCGAATATGTCGAAGCTCACCGTGTGCTCGACCTTCGAGTCGTCCACCGTGACGTTCTGGCGCGCGCCGTACTTTTTCGGGTCCCAGCAGGCCAGCAGGCGCAGGCGGACGTCAGTCTGATTCTTGCGCCACGAGATACTGCCCGGGTCGTAGCGTTTATTGCCCAGATCGTCGTGCACCGCCAATGGCTCGGTGTCGATCAGGTTCATGCAATCTTGCGCAATGATCTCGTATCCGGCATCCCGCGCGCGCGCGTACGCTACGGCGAAATCTGGGTCTTCGCGCTGCCATTCGCCGATTGTCACGGGGTTTGGGTGACCCGGCAATGCGCACCACTGAGCCAGCGGTTTGCTAGACGCAATCCACGCCGCGACATCGAGCTTGAGCTCGGCCTTGTTCGGAAAATTGCTTATGCCCTTCGGGCGTCCTCGTGTAGCCATGCGCGCGAGTCTACCCCAGCAGGCTGCGTGGCTGCAAATTCTTCAGTCCAGTCTTCTAGCGATTTGACGAGCGCGAGCTCGGCCTTGAGGTCCATGATCTGCAGCAACACGAGCGTAAGCTGAGTCGTGCGGGCCTCCAGGCGGGCGCGCAGCGCCTCAACCTGGGCCTCAAGTTTGGCGATGCGTTTGGCGTCATTCATGGGCGATTGTTGCAGGCGAAACACTCTCCGCCCTTGATGTGCTGGTACGCCGGCAGGTAGCCCTTGCCGCCGCAGCGGTAGCAGCCGATCGACCGGGTGCGCACCGTTGGTGCAGCGTTATCAGCCTTCACCGCAGCAATGCGGATAGCCTCCGCAGCCCGCGCCGCAGCCATGTCCCGGTCATTGGTTTCTTGGTCGAAACCCGCGAACAGCCCCGCCACTATTTCGTTGAACTGGAAATCTGTCATGCTGCTCTCTCCTCGATCATGTGCCGGGGGCCGTAATTGTCGTACGACACGAACGTGATGTCCGAAAAGACTTGGCCGCCACCGATGCGCTTCTGCGCGGCCTTGAAGTTCTTGTAGCTGACCCAGGCGTAGCCCTTCTCTTCGACCTGGATTTTCAAGCGGGTCGTGCGCCCGCTGTAGGCGGCGCGCAGGGTGGCGTAGGTGACGGTGCTCATTCTGCCGCCCCTTCAATGGCGTCCCAGTACGCCTGCTCGCCGGGTGTCATGCCGGCCTCGAAGTACTCCTCGTCGGCCAGCTCGGCCTCGTAGCGGGCCTGGGCGGCGGCCACGCGGGCCTGGATGTCCTGGCTGACCAGGGCGTTGAATTCGGTTTTTGTCATGTCGTCTCTCCTCGTTGCTGATGTAGGGATTGTAACCCCGGGTTTGAGTCCCCGGGTAAATTTTTTAACGCTGTAGCATCCAATCACGGCGCATGCGTTCCGCGCGAACCGGGTCGTTGATACGCTCAGCGAGCCATTTCGTTGCCCACTTGCGATCGCCATCGCAAATGGAGTTGCTCATGTCGCGGTGGAAACGCTCGATGGCGTCGTCTTCCGCCAACTCGGCGGGTGTGCTGTTCTCAAGGTCCATCCGCTTACGGACAGCGACGTGCTTGCTGTCCGCGCACTTCGAGCATTGCTGCTCGATCGGTGTGGCCTTGAACTGCGCCCAGTTGCACGATTCGGGCGTGCGGAGCAGGTTACGACCGCAAGCGGTCTTGGCGCCAAGCCCGGTGCCGGACTTGTTGAGGTGCATCTGTCGGTGGGCCATGTCGATCTCCGTTGTTGATGTAGGGATTGTAACCCGGAGTTTGAGGCTCCGGGTAAATTTTTTACGCTGACTGCGTGACCTTGGGGCGCATGATCATGGTCTGCGCCACGCCGTTGTAGACCGCGTGGTCTTTGATGGTGGCCTTGACCTCACCGGTCTCGTTCAGGCCCAGGAAGTCGGCGTTGCCCTTGTAGATAACCACGTTGCCGGCTGCGTCGCGGCAGATGCTCATCCAGCTCACGCCGAACTGGGACTCCAGGCGGACCTCGCGCTCGCAGGTCAGGGTCAGGGTGACCTTGTCACCAACCGCGCCGACGTGCGCGCTGAGGGCCTTGGCACGCTTGGCGACCTCGGCATCAACCAGGGCGATCTGGCGCTCTGTAGGGGCCTTGGCGCGGGCCAGGAAGGACTCGCGGAAGCCGACCCAGAAGTCGCCGTCCAGGCCCTGGAGCTTGGCAACGAACTCGGCGTTGTCGGCCACGAAGGCCGCGCGCTGGGCGGCCAGCTCGGCCTCGCGGGCAGCGTAGATGGCGTTGGCCTTGGCGGTCGACGCCTCGGCGCGCTTGAGCGCCGCCGCGTCGAGCTTGGCGTTCTGTTCGGCGGTGTACAGCTTGTCCACCTTGACCTTACCGACGCCGCTGCCGCCGCACAGGAAGCAGTAGTACCCGCTGTGGTTCCACTCCGGGCGGCCACCAGCGCCGCCGCAGCGGGTGCACTTCGACGTGTAGCTGTAGCCGCCGGTGCAGTTGGCGGTGCGGGGGGTTCCTGCGCGGGTGAAAAGCTGGGTCATGTCGATCTTCCTGTTGGACGCCAATTAGGCAAAATGCCGAGCGGTGGCGTCAGTAATTTCGGCAAAAATTTTCACATCGGCGGCATGGTCGTCCAAATATTCTTGCGCGTTGTCGTAGCCCCACAAGATCGCGCAATGCGCAATTGCAGCCTCTGGGCTGGCGGCCGCAATCACGGCAATGTTGTGCCGGTAGTTGCGTTTTGTGCTGCTGGCAAAAATTTGGTAATTCATGTCGATCTCCGTTGCGTTGCTGATGTATATATTCTAACCTGCAGTTACAGCCCCGTGGGGCTTTTTCTTCAACTATTTTTACGCCCCGGTCAGGTTGTCGGCCTCGACCGCGTTGTCCTCCAGCCACGTGTCCGCAGCACCTTCAAGCCGTTTTGCGAGGTTCAGGGCGTCCAAGCGGGTGATCTTCTCGCCAGAAACGCCGATCGATTCAAAGTGCCTGCGTTGCGTGCTGATGTAGCGCAGCGTGTCCACCGCCTCCTGCAGCAGGTAGCGCAGGCGATCCATCTCGGCCTCCTGGTCCGCCAGTGCGGCGTGCAGGCCGGTTGCAAGGGTGTCGCCCGCCACGTAGGCGGCGAGCTCGTTCTCGGTGTGGGTGCGGTTCATGGTTCAATCCTCCAGGAAGTAACGGACAAGGATGTCGTGGATGTCGTCGTGGTACTCATCGTTTGGCAAAGCAGCGCCGGCAATCACGGTCAGGCAGTCACCGACTAGATACACCTCCAGGCCCGTCACCTGAGCGATGGCCTCGGCGATCTCGTCGAAACGCGCAACCTTGAGGTCTTCGCTGGCGATCTCGTCCTCGAACTCCCAGGCTTCCGCCAGGAAATCGTCCAAGGCATCGCGGGCCTTTTCGATCGCCGCCCGGTATGCCGGGGCGAAGATCCGGGCGTCGTCCGAAATGCGGTACATCTCAAAGCTCTCGCGCTCGTTATCGTATTGAACGTATGCCATGTCGTCTCTCCTTGGGTGGTTAGATCAGGCCGTAGCACTCGGCCACGATGTCCTCGACGCGGTCGTCGCAGGCTCCCAGCTCGCCGGCCAAGATCTTGCACGCCTTGACCAGCGTGTCCGATCCACGGTAGCCGCCGCGGAACGAGACGATCGTCTCGTGGCGTGAGTACGCCACCGATCCCTCGGCGACCAGGACACCCGCAGCCTTGCGGACTCGGTCAGCGACCAGCTCCGCCGTGTCCGCAGCCGTTCTTTTGGCGGCCTCGGCAGCGACCTGGGCGGCTGCGCGCTCCGCATCAGCGGCGGCCTGGGCGGCGGCCTTGGCCGCGTCCTCGGCGGCCCAGACCGCCCGGCGGGCGTTCATCGCCCGCTCGGCGTCTGACAGGCCGTCCCCGACGCGGTCGCCGAAAATGGCTTCCAGGAAACGCTCGCCGGCGGTGGCGCCGGTCTTGACTGTGGTATCTGTCTTGGTGGTGTTGGTCATGTCGATCTCCGTTGCTGATATAGAGATTCTAACCTGCAGTTACAGCCTCGTGGGGACTTTTCTTCAACTTTTTTTCGTGCTGGGTCTCTTCCGTAGGCAGGCCTTGCTGGGACCGTCACTTCTCCAGCTCCTTGATGCGCCGCAACGCGCACTCATAGTGCCTGGGGCCGTAGCTCCAGCAGTCGGGGCCGTGCGTACCAATGTGCCCTTCGCGAGCTTCCTGATACTTGAGCTCGCGCCTGAGCCTCTCGTTCTCCGACAGCGCGTCCCCCAGCAAAAGATCAAGCTCGCGTTCTATTTCGGTCATTTAATGCCCCTTAATTGTTTGCTTAACAGAATTGGTCATCATCGCGTCGACCAGCTCCCGGAACGTCGGCGTCTCCGGAAACTCGACGTCCTCCAGGTCCCGGGTGTCGACCGCCATGCCGACCCGGTCACCGTAATGCACGGCGACCACGCGCTGGCTCAGGTAGCGAAACCGAGCGGCGTCTAGCGCGTCGGTGTCGTCACTCATCGCTGCGCCCCAGTACCCGCTGCTCCATGAGCCGGTGGCTGTGCTTGAGTTGTCGGTTTTCCTCCTTCAGCCGGGCAATCTCGGTGGCGGCGTGCCGCAGCCGGCTCTCGGCCTGCTCGATCCAGTTCGCGACGTCCACCGGCATGCGGTAGGTGGCCGTAGAGGCCACAGGATCCTCCGCAGGCTCCGACTGGGGCTTGGGTACCACCCGGGTCAGTTTTCGCGCTGCTGGGGCTGTTTTAGGCGTTTGGGTTGCCATTGGTGTGTCCTTGGTTGATGAAATTCTCAATCTGTTCGTACAACTCCGGCCTGCCGATGTACAGGGACCCCGCGTCCCGGGTACGGGCAAACCGGCCATCCCGCCACCCGAGCCAATAGTTGGCCTTGCGCGGCGCCTTGCCGTCGACGACCAGCTTGCCGCTGATCCAGCCGGACGGGTCCCGGACCCGGAAGAACAGGCGCCAGTCCAGGTCCTCGTGGTGAAACGAGTGCAGGTGCATCCACTCGTCGGTGGCCGGGGCGTTGCCCCTAAAGCTCTGCTCCTTGCGGGTCATATGAACAGCGCCAGGGCGACGCCGATGGCCGCGAAGACCGCGAACACCAGCACGTTGGCAATCAGCTCGCCGACGAATGCGTCAACGAACGACCGCTCCGGCTCCGGGTCGTAGAACTGCGGTCGGCGGCTCTCGGGGTCGAACATCAGAAGTTCCAGGGCTTGAGGCCCTTGGCCTTGCAGATGCGGCGGGCCTCGCCGATGGTGCCGGCGAGGAACTCACCGGTCTGGTCGTTGATCGACGGGGTCGCGTGAACGATGACCCGGTACTTGACGTTCCAGCCCTTGGGGGCCTTGTAGATTGATGCGTACATTGCTGCTCTCCTTGGAATGGGGCCGGAGCCCCGGGGTTTACTTGAGGGAAATCTTGACGGTGAACACCGCCGACAGGGTGGCGTACTTCGCGATGACCTCGGGCGCCACGCCCAGGTCCTTGACCAGCTTGCTGTAAGCCACCGTGGTGCGGTCGGCCTGAACGACCGTGGCCTTGAAGAACTCGCCCTCGAACGCCTTGGGCGCGTCCACCGACGCCGTAGCGGCGTCGCGGAAGGATTCCTTCAGTGCCTCGGCCTTGGCCGTCAGGGCGGCGATCTGGCTCAGGAGCGAGCCGAGCTCGTCGGCGTTGGCGGCAGTGTTGAGGTTTGCGTTCATGGTCAATTCCTTGGGGGCGGGTTGCTGATGTAGAGATCATACAACCGATTCGTTGTACCCCACAAGCCCCCTCAACATCTTTTTTTTCACCGGGGTTGTTCCGTACCCCTGCTCTATGTTCCAGACCTAGAGCACCCCTGTCAGGGGGTGCTCCAGGTGGTATCTGGAACAAGTAGAGCATGCACATTTGCTCTAGATCACGTCTGGAACACGTCTGGAACAGTCTGGAACATCTGGAAC